AGCCTCTCACTTTATTCGCAATCCATACCCGCAGAATCGGCGGGCGGAATCGGTTCTCGAAACGGTTTTCAATTTGTGATTGCAGCATACGGCGGTTATGATCAAAACGATTTTTACCCTGCAACGAGTTCGCCCGATGTCTTAATGTCTAATTGCCGTCTTGGCTGGATTTGGAGCGGTGCAACGGATACAAGCGACATTACTTGGTTGTACGATGGACAGGTGGAAAACTTCGAGGCAAAACCCGATGGACTTTATTTTGATGTCACGGAATCGAACCTGTTGGAAATTGGAACTCTCCCTCCGTATAAAGTTCAAAAGGATTTTGACGATAACTTTACATATTTCCCGAATGCTCCCGAAGAGGTTTACGGGCTACCGATTCCGATTGTTTACGGTTCATTCGACAGTCTTGACGCTGGCAGAGGAAAGTATCGACTTGCTCCCGCCTTGATAGTGGACGAAGAAAGACAAACATTTCTTGCCTCTTGTCACAAATGCGATTACACTTACTACGATGCTGAAACAGCCTACGCAGCATTTCAGTATTTGGCAGGTTCCGAATCGTATATCAGGCTCGTACCGACAACAGGCTCAGGCGGTAACGGATTCAATGGGCACTATGTAAATTTAGTTCCTGCCTCGGCTCGTAACGGCGTTTGGGTAAACGGTAATGTAACACTCTGGAAAATGTTAAGCGGGGCGATAACCGATGTAACGAATATAAAGTATTTGCAGGAGAAAAACTACAACGACGATATTCTCCTCGCAGACACAAAGAAACTCGGGATTCAATTTGTTTCTGATTTCGATAAGAACTTTGGCAGCCCGAATATAGGATTAACGGACATTGAACTTGTTGTTCTCTGGAAAACTACCTCTGTTGGCGAAACCCGTTCAATAGCGATTAAGTTTTATAACTATCTCAAAGCGGGCGGTTCGGGCTACACGACAGCCGTCGGAACGGACACACAAAACGACAATACAAGCTACAAATTCACTTATTATCAGTTTGGTAATGTTACGGACGGGAAGAAAGATACAACACTCCCTTGGACTTGGGACGAACTTATGGGTCTGCAATGGGTTATCGAAAACACTTCGGGCGTTGCACATGATTCGGGCGATGTCGCAATAAAAAATATTTATTTAAAAGTGAATAATGTGGTTATGTTCTCGATTAGTCAGCCCTTGAAGAAAATCAGTTCACCTGCAAAATTGAAGTTGAGATAATATGATATTCAAGGCATGGCTCTCTTCGCCGATAGTAAAGCAATCAATCTCAAATGAAAAGTACCTGAATAACGGTGCTATGTTCCTTCGGGGTATGGAATTTGAAAGATGGATTGACTACACAAACGGGAGCACGAGAACGAACGGAAAGAACACGGGCGATTTAATCGAGAACCCTGCCTATGTGATTGAATCCATATTAAGAGATTGGGTATTTACGGAACGGAACAGGCGGATAGATGTAAGACACGGCGATACAGTTTGTGAGTTAGACGGTTCGGTAAACGGGCTCGGGCTTCTTTCCTCTCAGGACGATTATTATAACGGTGCAATCTGGTATAATCACTCAACAGGACATAAAACCTATGTAACCGATTATAACGGAACTAACAAGTATATCTATCTCAATGATGCCGATGCAAGTATGGCAGCAGGGAATTATATCTCGATTACGAATATTCAAGGGGATAACCTGATTGACACGACTTCATTCGATGCTCTTGGCAATACCACAAACGGCTTACGAAACGGCTACAAACTTGCAACTTCAATCAAGGACTTTGAAACAGCGAAAGACATAATCGACGGTATTTGCTCCGATTTTCTGTTATTCCTTTATAAATCAGGCACAAAATACAAGATTGCAACACTTGAAAAGAAAGCCACAGCCGACGGGACTTTCTCGAATCCTCTGAAAGCAAACGGGGCGGAGCAGGTAACGACTTGGCTCGGCAATTTGGACGGGTATTACTCGGATTTCAAATTCAGACACTTCTTTGAGTATGCGAAAGGTGAATATAACTTCACAATGGCTTGTAACTCAAACGGTTCGACTTCGGGACTTGGCACAACCTATGAGGGTTATTGCAAGACAGCAGATGCACAGTACAAACGGGGCGTTCGGTTATTTGAGAAAGAATTCCCCTACATATATAATGGTATGGATTCGCTCCCGAGCACTTCGACCACGATGCACAATATTGCGAAGTTACTTATAAAATTCTACACACGATTAAGATTATTTGTCGAATGGAACGGCGATTTTAAGAACCACATGGCTTATGAAATCGGGGATCAGGTGAAAATAAATTTCCCGAAAATGATACCGAACTCTCTGAATAACTCGGCATTTTTTCTAATTACAAACAAACAAATCGAATCAGTAAACGGGATTCCGACGGTTCGATTCACATTAATGGAAACTTTTGAACTTTAAAGAGGAGAATATAAAATGGCTTACGGAAAACAAATGTTCATTACGGACACAGATGCACACAATTTTCTTACCGAACTCGGGAGAACCGTTGAATATGTCGAGGTAATCGAGGACGGGACGACATTCTCGGTTTACACTCCCTCAAGCACAGCAACGATTGAAGATGTCGCTTCGGCTGGCAACAAACTCGCAGACGCCTCAACAGCAGCGAACAGATTTACATTCAACGCAGGGCAAGTGATTCGGATTCCCTGCAAAGCGCTTACTCTCGCCACAGGAGCGGTAATTTGCTTCACGAACCCCGAAGAGGTGTAAAGTGGGGCTCAAACTCGATTTAGGTCTCGGCGTTAATTCGGGTAATGGTGTTCCCTCCGACTACGCCCTTGAGTTCAATGGTACAGATGAATATTTACAAATAGCTTTACCAAACAACGAACTATTGGCAAGTGCAGGGACAGCAGATTTTTACTCTTCGGGGAGTGCTATTGCAGGATGGGCTGCGACAGGGATAGATTGGGCGGGTGCGACTGCGGGTAAAACCTATACCAATACCATTGTCGGTGAGGCAAATGAGTTTATCCAGAAAACGATTAGCGGGCTTGTAATTGGGCAAAAATACAAACTAAAACTCCGTTACCAATCCGCAGACAGTTTTATTATTTCGGATGGTACTACACCATATTTTACTCTGGCAGCCTCCGCAGATTGGAACACCGTAAGCAAGATATTTACCGCAACAGGCACGACAATCAAAATCACCTCCGCAGGTGCCTGGGTGTTAGATTATGCAAGTGTAAAGTTAGATCAGGGATTTGACTTAAACAAAGACCAAGAACAGATTATACATTCCCGTAATACTCTCTTCAACAATGCAGGTATGAATTGGGTTGCAGAAGGAGATAATAATCATTCTTGTGTATTATCTACAGTAGATAAATCAGAAGGAACAGGCTCATTACTTATAACTTCTACAGATGTTGGAGATGCAATTGATAATTATGTTAGTTTACCCTCCGCAAACCTTGAATCCTGTGTAAGTGGTAAAAAGTACACTTTGGAAGGATTTGCAAGATTAGACCCTGCGAGTTTGACTTATGGAGCAAATCTATTAAGCGGGGATGGTACAAGTGGATGGGATGCTGGAAATGGAAGTGGTTCAGTAGTTGCTGATGAGTATGTATTAGCATCAACAGGTACAGGTTATCTTTTCAGATCTATAAACAGTCCTAACAATATTTTGAAAATAACTTTCAAAGCAAAGGCGGATACTTATACTGGTGGTTTATATATATATCACCAAACTAATTCAGGTACTTCAACTGCATTTGTTGGAAATTTAACAAGTACATATCAAACTTTTACGGTGTACTTAGTTGCAAAATCAACTCAGCAGACTTTTTATATTCAACTCGCAAGTTCTCATACAGGCAATATATATTTTGATGATATTGCTATTCAGGAAGCAACCCCTGTTACAGTAAATGCCCAACTCGGCACTAAATCCGTAACAAATTCAGCATTATCCATAGTTGCAGGAATATTCACAAAGTTTGTCCTAAACTTTGAAGCAACAGCATCAGAGGTTAATCAGGATTTGAAACTTTGGCTTAGTGGGGCGGGGAGTGTGTTTATGGATAAACTTTCACTTACACAGGCTTATGATTCTCAAACTTATCTAAAAATAAAGCCTACTGAAACAGCAAAGCGAACCGTTTACAATATCGATTCAACGAATTTTCTTGAATTTCGTGCAGACGGTAAAATCGGAGTTTCTGTTTCGGATGGTACAAACACAGTCACCAACATTGCGGAAGTGGCTTATACTCCAAATGAATGGATTGAATTGCTTATCGAACTAAATCGAACAGGCAATGTAAAGATAATCAAGGGCACAGGAATGCCGACAGGAACGGCAATTACAACAGTCGGAAAGATTATCAAGACCTCCACGACAAGCGGTTTTAGAATCGGTGCAAATGCCTCTGCGGGTGAAACGGTAAAGGGACAGATTACAAAAATGATAAGAACCCGATATGACAATCTAACGGGATATTCAGGTAGTGAAGAAATGCTTAGAGTAACTTTTCAAGACGGCAGTTCTATTGTGAATTGCCTAAAAGACTACTCACCGAAAGCACATACCGTAAGCGGGACGAATGTGGACATAACCAATAGAAAGAGAGTAACAAGGTGATAACGATAAACGAACAGGACAAAAGCGTAACTATTGATTCCCCTAACGCTACAATGGTACGGATAGACGGGAATGAGTGTCAACTTACCAACGGACAGATAAGCATAGTCAATCTACCGTCTTACTTCGATGTGGAAGTGTTTCAGAAGGTGGAAGAAAACCATATAGAGAGACCGATAATCGAAGAGCCTATAATCCAACAGGAGCCCGAACTATGATAACTCTTCTTTTCATAGCCCTGTCAGCAATTCTCGACAGCCAAAGGGACAAAATCCAATTCGACCCCGCCCGTTCATTTTTCCCTGAATGGCAATGGTGGACAGTACGAAATTATATGGAGAAAAAACTCGGCGGCTCTTGGTTCTTTGACACGGTTTTGAGTTTTGCAAATGACGGCTGGCATTTTTGTAAGAGCCTTAGTTTAGTCTCCCTGTTTTGGGGGATTGTGGTTTATAGTCCGATGTTCGGGTGGTGGGATGTCTTAATATTTTGGACTGTTTACAGTATAATTTTTGAACTAACATATAGAAAATAATTCCAGAAGGGTGCCGAAGTATGAGCACAGAAAACATAGATGCAATTCTCACAAAACTCGATTCTTTGACAAGCCAGAATGCACGGCTTTACGAAATGATTGAGGAGACGAACAAAAAAATAGATTGCCTTGATACAATCCACATAAAAAACGGCGGGGGCAGGGATATTGCATTTAAGCGAGGGGAATTTTTCCAGATGCTTTATGACAGACCAAAAGAGACCTTTGGTAGCGTTTCGGATTACTCAAAAAAAGCGGGTAATGTCCTCGATGTTTTTCTAAAAGTCGCTCAGGTAATTGCGCTTGTTTTCGCAGCCACAAAACTCGGAGGGTAAATGGAATTGCTGATTAAACTGAATCTCTACGAGATAATTATTGTTTCAGTTGCCACTTCAATCGGCGTTGAAACCGTAAAATATTTCGTACCGACGGCAAAGACAAAAATTATACTCCCTCTGATTACTCTTTTGTTCACGGTCTTGCGAATTTTCCCTCTGGAAACAATTTCCTTTAGTGAACCCTCGAAAATGGTTTTTAACTTCATTCTGACCGTTTCTTTTTCGATACTGTTTTACAAGTATGGAGGCGAAAGGGTTGTAAAGTTTATTGTCGGTTCGGTTACAAGCCGGATTGAGAACACTTCAAAAGCAAAGGAGAATGAACCGTTTGAATGATTCTAACATGAAATTTGTCTATCTAACATTGTTCTTGTTATTATGCACGGGCTTATTTTTCCTCGGCAGATCGACCGTAAAGACTACCGATGCAATCGTAACAAAAACGGTTAAAACTACCGACACCGTCGTAAAGATTAATCGAGTTGAAACCGTGAAATTTATTCCGCAATTCTACACACTCAGGGACACGGTAATAAACGAACGGCGGGTAATTGATACAATATACTATGATGCTTCATTCACGCCGTCTGGTGGCTTGTATGTTGCGGAAATGGATACTACGGCGGCGGATTCTTCTTATAGCCTGAAAGTCTTGTTTAATTCGTTTAGTCCTCTCGATGCAAATTCTTACTTTTCATTCGTATTGAAAACCAAAGACAAAACGATTCGGGAGAAGGAAACAATCTATCTCGAAAGACCTAAATCTCTCTGGGATCACTTCAAACCGTCCATTAACATTGCAGCAGGGTACGGAATATTATCTCAAAAATTTGAAATTACCGTCGGGCTCGGAATCTCCATTACTCCATAATACAAGGGAATTTATGTTAAGACTAAACAACGAACTCAGGGAAGCAATTAAACGACACTTTGACCCTGCGGTAACGGATACGAAGCTGGCAATCAAAATAATTAATCTCGAAAAACTTACTCAAACGGGCGGGACGATGCGCAAATATGTGAAGTTATACCGAGATGAACTCGCTGCCGGTTCAGTCGCAAAAATTGCAGATATTAACGACAGTTTCGACTTTGATTCTGAAAATGAAATAGTGTATATCCCTGCCTCTTGGTATGAAGAGAACCCGACTTTTGAAATACCAAACGGCTACAATAATACCTTAATTATAAACGATGTCCACATACCTTTTCACGATACCGAAGCCCTGAAAGCAGCCCTGAAGTACGGTAAAGACAGGGGCGTTGATTCGATTTACATTAACGGCGACCTTATGGATTTTTACGCCGTTTCTTTCTTCACAAAAGAGCCGAAATATCGAAAGTTCAAACAGGAATGCGAAGCGGGCGAAGCGTTTTTTAAGGCACTCAGGCACAACTTTCCGAATGTGAAAATATATTATAAACTCGGGAATCACGAGGAGCGGTTTGAACGGTGGCTCTGGGATAAGGCAGCGGAGTTAGACGGGGTTGTAACGATTGAATCTCTAATGAACCTGAAAGAGTACGGGGTTGAGGTTATTGGCGGTAAAAAGATTGTCAAGAAAGGGAAGCTCTATTTACTTCACGGGCACGAGATTAGAGTAAGCTCAGCGCTTGTAAACATTGCTCGGACGGTTCGATTGAGAACTTCGGTTAATACCATTGTAGGTCATCATCACAAAACGCAAGAGGACTACAATAAGGATTTAGCCGACCAAATAACTGGCAGTTGGGCAGTCGGGTGCCTTTGCGGTTTGCGACCTGATTATATGCCTGTCAATAACTGGAATCACGGTTTTGCACTCGTAGAATCGGACAGGAGCTTTTTTGAAATACACAATAAGAAAATCGTAAACGGAAGGATACTATAATGATTGAACCCGAAATAAAAGCAAAGATAAACCAAATAATCCAACAGATAAAAGCGACCGGAAAGAAGTTTGCAATTCTCCACTACACTGGGGTAAACGCAGACACTTCGGCAGCCTCGATAAGTTGGTATCACAAAATACGGCTCGGGTGGTTTCGGGACGGTTACCATAACTTTATCAACACGGACGGAAAGATTGAAGACCTTGAGCCTGTCTGGACACGGGTGAACGGATGCTTATTGTCAGGATGGGGAAAGACTTCCAACGAGTATTTTATCGGTGCAAACGCTTATCAAATTTGTTTCGAGACTTTGGCAAAACTTGAAATGTCGGATAAGCAAAATGAAGTTTTAATATACTTCTTACAGGAACTCGTTAAAGCCTGCCCTGATATTCAGATCGGCGGACACAGGGAATTTCCTGACTTGACAAGCCCTACGAAGCGCCAACGGACACAATGTCCCGGCTTTAGTGTTTCAGATTGGTTACTCGCAAACGGGATACCAAAAAAGAATGTTTTCTATGAAGTTTGGAAACCCTGATTTTTGCTGTCTATCTGTTCGTGTGCCGAAGCCCGTTCATAACGGGCTTTTTTATTGTCCTGCCTGAATAAAAAAATATTAAAAAAAGTTAAAAAAATATTAAAAAGTACTTGACTTGTATTATGAAAGTTGTGTATATTTACAGTAACAAATTTTACAATTATTCACAACGGAGTAGAAAATGACAGCGACACAAAAAGCAAAACAGCAAATCAGAGAGTTACAAAACATTTTGGAATTAATCGAGACTTTTGAAACCGAGGTTATTTGTATGGGAATGACCGAAAGACTGGCAGCGGAGACAGGAACCGTACCGCCACGGGAGTTCAAAGAGACTTTTGAGGAATCAAAGCACTTGCTTAATGTAAATGTGAATCGGTGGAACGAACTTCTTAAATCATCAACTTTATAATCAGGAGCAGCGAAATGAAAACAACAGCAAAATTCTTTAATCCCGAAAATCTTTACGGCGATTCCGTTGACCAGATCAGGGAGAAACTTAACGGGTTCAAAGGAAATGAGAACCTTTATTTTTACCACGCTTATTATTTTAATCCAGACAGACAATCTTATCAGATTTATGATAATGAAACTGGCGAAAGAGTTGGCGAAGCGATAATAACACCGAACGACAAAGGAATAACCGGCTACGAGGGGAAATTCAGATGCGAAATAAACCTTAATCAAGATATGGAGTTTTAAGATGCTATTAAACACTTTAGGGAATGTTGTTGCATTTTTAACCGATGTCAAAAAGCACAAGGAACAATTTATAAAACACTCATACAGACACAATGAAACAATTCATTTCCTTGCAAAAAGGTTTAACCGAACTCCAGAGGGAATGGTTAACGAGATAGAATCCGAAATTCATACACTCGAAACAGCAATAACAATTTTAGAAAAGGAGCAACACGATGCCAACGAAGCAAGGTAAAAAGAATGTAAGCTATAACCTGAATATCGACACAATAAACAAACTTGAGGAACTTGCAAAAATGGAACAACGGAGCAGGGGGCTTGAGCTTGAGTTCCTGATTACGAAACGGTGGAATGAACTGAAAGGAGAGAAGTAATGAAAATCTTTGAGATAGATAGGACATTCCCGAACGGACACAAAAAACAATTCAAATCAGTTGAGGAACTTTTGGAGTATTTCAAGTTGAATTACTTGATTGAGTTTGAATATTTTGACTCCAAAGAGTGGAAAGGGCGGGGCGCAACTTCATCATATTATTTTGCAATAATTAGAGAAAATAACCACGACATTAAATATACCCTGACAACGGTCACAAGTGATAGCGGACAAGTTATGACTTGGAAAGTGAATGTAACTTTAACCGTCGGTATTTGGTATAATTTTGAGCGTTTCCCGATGGAATCTTAAATTTAATTGTCCAGAAATGTGGGTATTTTCTGGATAATTAGCGGGCTAAAATAAATTTTTATTTTTTGTATTTTTTTCTTTTTTATTTGGGAATATATTCGTAATTTAGTGAAGGGAATTTAGTTAATTATATATACATATATATATATATATACATACACACACTAATAGAAAGTTAGAAATATGGCACAAAAACAAAAGGTCGGCAGGCATATATTAAATTTCTCTATGCCTGTCCAATTATTCACAATTCTGAAACGCACAGCTGAAAAAAAAGGTGTTTCGGTAAGCTCTTTAATCAGAGATGCAATAAGCGAAAAATACGGGGGTGAAAAATGAAACCGTCAGAATACAGAAAAATCAGAAAAGAAGAATTGCAGAAGTACCCGCCGAAGATGTTACGGGCTTATGCTAAATCAATCGGCGCTCTTGCAACGACTGGGAATCTCATTACCCCGATAATTAATCGGGAGATAAAAAGAGGTAAACAATGAAAATCCTTGAATGTAAAAAAGTAAACGGACAATGGAGAGCTTTAGTCCTTATGGTGACCGGCGGGATATGCTTATTCGTCGCCGATTACATTGAGGTTCTTATGCAGGACATTGAGGAAACAAACAATCAACTAAAGGAGATGATGTAATGGAACTCGGTATAATGTCGATTACCCTTGTATGTCTCGGGTCTGCCTCCCTCGGGTATCTCATTGCAGCGTTTTTTATCGGCTCTCGGGGCGGGTCTGAATGTCAAGACCTGATTAACGAGATTGCGGATTTAAGACAGACGAATGAAGAACTCGGGAAACAGAACGACCGGAATATCAAACGGGTATTGGATGCAACCCGTGAAGCAAGGTTTTACAGGAACTTGATCAAACAACAAAACCAAAAACAAGGAGCAGAAAAATGAAACATAAATATGACGATAAACTTCTCAGTATAACAGGGAAATTGCCTGAAGGAGACCCCGAACTTGAATTTGCTGCTTACGCAGGTATCGAGATTGTCGATGGAATTCCACTTTACATAACTTTAGTTTTCGGATGTAACCCAAAGCTACCAGAGCCTTTCGTAGAGCCTTTAGTCACATTAGCTTACGGGTATTTTGAGACATTACAGGAATCGGTTGAATGTGGTGAGTTCATGATTCAATACTTCGCAGAGCAGCCCCAAAATCCAGACTTACCTGAAATTATTTTCCTTTCTAAGGGCAAAGAAATAATCTCAATAACAACTAATCAGGAGATCGAAAAATGAAACCAGAACAGACAATCACTATCCCCGTACCGAAGTATCGGGAGGATGTAAGGTATTATGGCAGCGACGGATACGATTATTATTTCACCGAGACGGATTACAGTTACGAAAACAGCCGGTGGAGTTACTTCGATGCCTGGCACGGGAAACGGTTCACGGAAAAAGAACTCGACGAATGGATAGGCGAAGAGGAACGGGAAAGAGTTCATGCCGAAGAGGACAGGAAAATTGAAGATTGGCAGAAAAAGTGGATTGAGAACAACAAAAGACAAAACATAATGAAAGAGGCATTAAAATGACAGATAACAACAGAACAGAATTAAAGCCCTACAAACAAGGCTCAGCCGAATGGCACGCAGCAAGATCAAAAGGGCTCGGCGGTTCGGATATGGCAGCGATAATGGAGCTTAACCCGTGGAAAACACCGTACATGGTTTGGCTGGAAAAGACAGGCAGGAGCAAAGGCACGGACGAAACGGAGAAGATGACAATCGGCAAGGAAATTGAGGACTTTGTCGCTTCGCAGTATACCCGAATCACGGGACGGAAAACAAGGCGGGTAAACAAATTCAAGACTTCCGATTTATACCCGTTTATCGGTGGCTCGGTGGACAGAATCTTTCAGGACGAAGAGCACGGGCTCGGTATTTTGGAGATGAAAAATGTTTCGAGTGAAAGTTTCCGCAACACTTTTGCGGGAGGTGTTCCTGATTACTACTTTATTCAGGTGCAGACTTATATGTTCGTTTTCAAAGCACAAATTGCAGAGCTCTTTGTCTTTGTCGGTGGCGAAAGGTTCGAGGTCTTTCGGATTGCAAGGAATGAACAGGTGATAGATGCAATTGTGAAGAGTGCAAAAAACTTTTGGGAGTTCCACATCAAAGAAGATATTGCACCGGCAGCACAGAACAAAGAAGATATGAAAATAATGTTTCCGGCGGGTAAAACAGACCCGAACGCAAAACCGGCGAATGAAGATGTTTTTGACTGGGTTCAGGAGCTTGCACAGGTAAAACGGGAGATAAAGGAAAGAGAAGAATTAAAGGAAAAACTCGAACTGCAAATCATGCAAGACATGGGAGAACATGAAACCCTCGTTGACGGAAATGATAAGCCTCTGGTGACTTGGAAGTCACAGCTTCGGACTGACCTCGATAAAAAAGCACTAAAAGAGGCAGACCCCGACACTTACAAGGCTTATGAGAAAACGACCGAACACAGAGTTTTCTTGCTGAAAGTGAAATAGGTACGGCGATGCAGAAAAATGAAAACGGGTTGTGTATGATAAACGGGCATAAGTATTATTTATTTGTAGTCTTTAATCCTATTACGGATGAAATAGTTACCATTTACTGGCTTGCCGATGCACATGAGACAACTATTCAAATTGGCTCGCTTTTTTATGTCAACGAACAATTACATTTAAGCACGGATAAGTTATTCAAAATACCCTTACCGGTGATTGAGTACGCTCGTGATTTAGCAGAAATTTATTTAGAGAATAACAAACATTTGGAGAAACAAAATGACAACGCTTAACAAAACAGATTTACAAACCCTGAAGCAAGGCAGTACGAAAGTCAGACCCCTGGCACTAATGAAATTTGACAAAGAGATTCCTGCGATTAACGGGATTGATAAAGTGAAATTCTTACTCGGTGCGGAGGTGATTTATACACGGGTTCGGGATATTGAGAAATGCGACCCCGGCTCGGTGGTGGGTGCTCTGGTACAAACGGCGATACTCGGTCTCGACCCGAACCCTGATCTTGGACTGGTGTATTATGTTCCGAGAACCAACAGAGCGACAAATTCGGTGCAACTTGAATTTAAGCTCGGTTACAAAGGACTGAAAGAGATTGTTCTCAGGAATCCTGAAATAACTATGATCGACACCGACATTGTCTTTGAAAACGATTATTTCGAGGTGGAGAAGTTCGCAATCCCGCCGATTAAACATAAACCGAATTATAAAGACAGAGGGAAACCTGTTCTCGTGTATGCAGTCGCAAAATACCGAGGCGAGTATATTTTCGAGGTACTGAATGAATCCGATGTGAACGACGCAAAAAACCGAAGTGATGCAAAAACTTCACAGTATAGCCCGTGGAATGCAACAGAGCAATCGGTAAGACTCGAGATGTGGAAAAAGACAGCGTTTAGACGGTTATGTAAATTGCTCCCTCTTTCGGTAACGAAACACACAGCGATTGACGATGCAATCATACCCGAGACGGCGATTCAGACCACAGGCGAAACGGTGGAAGTAAACTACACCGAAGTTGTTCCACAAGTCGAATATCCAGAGCCTCCCGTCGATGCTGAATATACGGAACAACCCGCCGAAGCGATAGCAGAACAGGAACAGGCGAAAGAAACGGTTAAGAATGCGAACTCGGCGCCCTCAAAGCTCACAGATAAGATTATGCAAAGAATCGAGAATCAGGAAGTTCAATGCAACCTAAAAATATACCCCAAAGGGCCTGAATCTCTTGGCGTAATTTATGTCAAAGCAAAGGACGCCAAATACGAAGACAAAGGCGTAATGTTGTATATCCAGACACCGGAACAAGCTGCGAAGATTGAACAACTTGCTAAAGAAAAAGAACAGAAAAAAGCAGAAAAACCACAAAAAAGTGATGACGCACTACCGTTTTAGCTTTTTTTTTACCTGAATTATGCTTAAACTTACATAAGCGTTATTTAACTAACTAAACAATCAATCAAGGGCTCGGGGGTAATTTTTCCGACGAACCGAGCCCGATTTTACAAGAGATGACAATGGACGATATAAATGTTAAAGTGGAATTAACGGCAAACGAATGCGCTCACTTGCTGAATATGTTGGACTATCTGAAAAATGTTGTCCGAAATGTGGAGAATGATTTTGGAAGGGATTTTTCTTTCATTACTGGCATAGCGCAGACAATTAGAGGTAAAGTTTATCAGTCAATGATAGATTCAAAAGAGATCAGTCTGTATTGTGCGGAGGTGGAGAAAAACGGGCAGGAGCTAATCGACCGGGTAAACGAACTGATTAAAGGGAATTAACACAATGGTAAAACATAACAATGGAAATGCTCCATTAACAGGAACATACACAGACAATGAATGTGGTTTTGTACCAGACCAAAAACCTAAAATGGAAAAAGATGAAATACGGGTAACATTAAGCACTAAAGAGGCAAGAATTATTTTGGCTTTAATAGACGACTTTTGCCAAAGTACCAGAGGGGCAATAGCAATACTAAAACACTTTGAAATAAAAGGCATTCTTGACCAAATCGAAAAAAAGATTAACAAACCATTGACGAAAAAAAAGAGATAACAAAATGGAAACTAAACAAGAATTATTTATCAACGCACTCAATCGTTTTGAAACGGTTTACGGTGTTACAACCGAGATTATTCGACTTCATGGAAAGACACTCAGCATCAAAATTTACCGTGACGGTGTAATGATTATGTACGCTCGGCGGGAAGGATCGAATTACAAGATATTCCCCGGACACGAAACAGGTTCGATGGTTGAGGATTTCGATTTTCTTTGCAGACGGGTTTTCACCACTAATCTGTTAGCAGCCTGAAATGATTGAGTATCTACGGGCACGGCAAATAACCAACTCGAAAGGGTTCAAGTCGTGGGACTTCTCAGGCGAAAAGTTCGACCCGAATGAGATCAGCGAGTTTGATGAGGATGCAAAAACACCGTTTTTTATATTCGTCAATTCGGGTAAAATAGTCGCCTCGGCACACTTGCAATATTCCGAAGTGGACGGCGAAAATGGAGCAGTTGCAAGGTTTATCAGGAAATACGGGAACTCCGCAAAGTCTTGGATATGGTGCTTCGACCCTTTGCTAAAGTGGGCGGAGAGATGAATTTTCTAACTAACAATAATCAACAACAAAACAAAGAAAGGATAGATTCTGTTTTTTAGCTTGAATTAATTGTAAAAAAAATTGGCAGGGGAGAATCAGCCGTCTCCCCTGTTTTTAACCAACAAAAATGGAGTATGTTAAATGACACGAGAAGAAACAAAAGAAGCAATTAAGGTAATGCAACACTATGTTGATGGTGGAATGGTAGGTCACTACAGAAAAGATGGATGTGGAAATTCATATTTTGTTGAATCCAAAGACCCTGCTTGGAATTGGTTTCATGAAACCTATATAGCTAGACCAAAGAAAATGAAGGTTACGGAAGAGGAAAAGTTAGAGATGAATGGAATATGGGTTAAAGGTAAGGTCGTAGGAATAATTAGTTTTATGAGCAAAGCATTTTTGCAAAGTCCTATGATCTCTAATTACTACATTCTAAACCCCGACACAATGGAATGGGAAGACAGAGTCGTAAGATGAACAGAGAAGAAATGGAAAGACATCAAAAAAAATCTCTCCTTATCCCCAAACCTAAATTCAAGATGGGGGAGAAAGTAATATGTAAGGTTTCCTCGCAGGAAAGAACCATTGATGAGGCAATATATTTTCACAAGAAAGGAATATGGATGTATTCAACTTTTGAGGGATTTCGCTGGCTTCGTGAATCCGAACTCGAATTAGTAGAAAGGAATGAAGAATGAAACTAAAAAATGATGAGTGTATATACACTATTAAGAACTTAACCGCTGATGAAGTAAGAAGTATTGAATATGCTTATGAACAATTTATACACAATGCTGTAAACGGAGACTTCGTTTTATCAAACCCCATAATGGAAAAGTTTAAAGCAAGGATAGAGAAGAAGTCAATTGAGACTCAAGAAGATTCTCTCCTTATTCCAAAACCTAAATACAAAAAAGGGGATGTGGTAAAGAATAATTATGGCAAGGAAGAAAAATGGGAAATTGAAGGGCGGTACTATTCACCAGATGAAGAGAAATGGTATTACACCGATTTTACGGATGTGATTGATTACTCCGAATCCGAACTCGTATTAGTTGAAAGGAATGGAAAATGAGTAAAGAACCTCAATTTAAGCAAGAGTTCTATTGTGAATTGATAAACACCGATGTTCATCAAACAGTAATAACTCATAAATTTAAACAAGGTGATATTGTAAGGATTAAAAAAAAATTTGTCCAATATTATGGTACACTTGAATTTACTGTAGATGGTATAGAATTCTCGAAAGAAAATAATACCTCTGAATGGAGAATAATGTATCAAAGTCCTGAGCATAGAGTTTGGATAGGTGAGCATAAACTCGAATTAGTAGAAAGGAAAGAAGATGACATCTGAATCCTGCCCGAAATGTAACGGGCGAATAATCGAAGAGGACGGCGATTTATTTTGTGCAAAATGTTTTTGGACGATAAAACAGGCTAAAACAAGGAAGCCTGTTGCTGAGGAGTTCAGAGGCGAAACCGTGAAGCCTTGCCGGCAATGTGGGCAGGATTTTACCGCCAAATGGAGACAGGAATTTTGCCCCGAGTGCCTCAAAGAACGGAAACGGGAAGCCTGCCGGAAGTTTAGGAAAAAGGCAAAGGGCGAGGCGAAAATGATTTACTCAAACTACGAATAAAAAGGAACAACGAAATGATTATCGAAATAGCAGACATAACTCATACAAAAAAACTAAGGATTCTCGAAAACCTGTTAAGGGTGGAACTCTCGGAATCCCTGAAAGCGCACAGACCGTACAAAAGCAGGATTGAAAGGAAAGTTTATGAAGATGGAAATAAATCTCTAATTATCACGGTGGATTGCAAACAAAGTCACCATGCTTTGAGAATCTTCATTTTCTACACGGGTGGCAAAGTTCACATTGTTTGCGACCGACCGAGTGCCTCGACGGCGGATTACCTGACTAACACTATTGCGGAATATACACAGGAAGTGACGAGATTGAACGGGGTGCCGTGGTGAGATTAGATTTTATTAACGGCACAGCCTATTTTGGGAATGCCCTTGAAACCCTTAAACAGATAGAATCCGTTTCAGTTGATTCAGTAATTACCTCCCCGCCTTATTATCAACTAAGAGATTATGGTTTTGACGGGCAATGGGGGCTGGAATCAGATTATAAAGATTACCTTGATAAGATGATCGACCTGATGCGGGAACTGAAACGGGTATTAAAACCGACAGGGACAATGTGGGTTAATTTGGGTGATACCTATGCGGGTAACAAGGAAGGCAATACAGATTTAAAAATAAACAACTTGTCAAATTTAAGCAGGATAAAAAAACAAGTAAAAGGTATTCCTAATAAATCCCTTATGCTTATTCCTCACCGTTTCGCTATTCGGTGCATTGATGAACTTGGTTTAATACTCAGGAACGACATTATTTGGGCTAAACCAAACGGGATGCCTGAATCAGTTACGGACCGTTTTTCCAGGAAGCATGAGTTTATTTTCTTCTTTGTGAAGAATCAGAAATACTACTTTGATCTGGATTCGGTGAGGGATAAACCTTATACAAGTTTAGATCGAAAAGATACAGTGAATATTTTAAGAAAAGCGGTAAGAAGTGGATTGAAGTCTGATTCTGGTTTTATGAAAAACAACCCACTCGGTAAAAATCCCGGCGATGTTTCAGATTTTTGGGAGATAACTACAAAGCCAAACCCAAAGAACCATTATGCGACTTATAACAGCGAGTTAATCCGCAAGCCATTAATAGCGGGTTCGCCTGTAGGCGGGGTTATCCTTGACCCGTTTGGTGGTACGGGCACAACTTGTTTTCTTGCAACACAGTTTGAAAGACGATTCATTTACATTGATGCAAATAAGGAGTATTTCAATAACTTCGTTAAGGAAATGAGTTATAGAGAAAGTCAGTACAAATTGAATTTTGAGGATGTGATATGAAGCAACAGTTAAGACCATACCAACAAAAAGCAGTCGAGGAGATCAGGGAAGGAATCCGAACTCATAAACGGGTGCTTTATTCTCTGCCAACGGGCGGGGGGAAAACTACAATCATTGCGGACATTGTCGAGAGGGCAATATCGAAAGGTTCACGGGTGCTTATCTTGGTTCACAGGCTCGAACTCTGCGAACAGGTTAGAAGTCGATTGCAACAGTTCGGAATCCAGAGCGGAATCATTGTGGGCGGGAGAATGAAGAATCTGGCAATACCCGTGCAAGTTGCTACCGTTCAAACTTTCAGCAGAAGAGTAAAATTGCAGCATTATCGGAAATTCGACCTGATTATTATTGACGAAGCACACCGAACAGCCAGCGACAGTTATTTGACGGTGCTCAGGAAGTTTGAAGATACCCCTGTTATTGGGTTTACGGCTACTCCATACCGTTCGGATTCAAAGACATTACGGGAGGCTTTTAATTGCCTGATTTCGGGAATGACAGTAAGCCAGATGATTAAGGCGGGATATTTAGTGCCGACGGTTGTTTACGCCGATAAGATAGACCTGTCAGATGTGAAAATCGTTCACGGCGATTACGACGAAAAAGGTCTTATGAAGAAAATGGACGATGGGAAGATTTACGATGGAGTTATCAATAAATACCGAAAATATTCCAACGGGACGGCAATTTGTTTTTGTATCAATAAGGCTCACGCAGTTAAAACTTCGGATGCTTTTAACGCAGCCGGGATTCCCTCGGGGTTCATTTATTCAGGGCTCGGCGATGTCGAAAGGGCAAAGGTATTAAAAGACTTCACGACGGGTAAAATAAAGGTGCTCTGCAATGTTTTTATCCTGACAGAGGGTTACGACTTGCCTCGTATTGATACCGTTATCCTGAATCGGGCTACACGGTCAAGAATAGCGTGGAGGCAGATGATCGGGCGGGGATTGCGACCATACCCAGGGAAAGAATATTGCACGGTTATTGACATGGGTAATAATACGGCACTTCATGGGTTTGTTGAAGAGGACGACGAGGTTACCCTCGAACTGAAAGGCGAAACAAAGGCAGAACGAAAACAGAGAATCGAAGAGGCACGGACTAAAGACTGTCCGAAATGTGGCGCAGCTATCTCGGCACGGGCTTTGACTTGTCAGTTTTGCCAGTATGATTTCACGGTCGAGAAACTTGCCGAAGAGGTCGAGTTCCAACGGTTTCAGTATCTCGATAAGCAACAAATCCAACAGACTTGGCGGGAGATACCGACCGAGTTACTTCTGGATTACGCCGATTCGAGGAAGAAAAAAGACGGGACGAAATACTCAAAAGTCTGGGTGCTTTATGAACTGGAGCGCCGGGGATTGATACAGTTTGAACGCCTCGACGGCGGGCGCCTGAATATGAAAGGCAAGACGGTTAAACAATGGGTGGAGTATGCAGTAAAAAGGGAGCAGCAGGCTAACAGAATTATGGCTAAAGTTAGTTAACCGTTTGTTAGTTTGCTAAATAATTTGTATTTTTGTAGTGCAAAATTGTTCAAAAAAGCGGAAATAACCGCCCCGAAAGCTGCGGTAATTTGATTTTTAGACTAATTACCCCGAGTATCCGAATGTCCGCAAGGCTTCGGGCGCCTTTACTTTTTTGAGCGCTTGCAATACTCGGGGTTTTTTATTTTAAATAATCATAAAGGAATGCAGTATGGAAACAAAAGAGCCTAACAAACGACCTGAACAGGTTTTGGAATGGGCGGAGACAGTCGCCAGAGAATATAAACTTTGTTCTCGTGAAGGTTTATTCGAATCATAATCGTCTTATGATGATTTCCTTCTCAGCCCGATGGGTAACCAAAATAACCACATTATTGCAGTTGTTTTCTGCAATGTGGAGATAGACGGGAAAGTAACCGAGTTTTTCTTGGATAAGAACGGTTTACATTTTTACAGTTACCCTTTTAACTTGAAAACAAGTGATTACGGCGTTCAGGTTCACACGGTTTATCGTTCGGAACATGAAGCTCTTGCATGGGTGCAAACAAGAGCATTCCATAAGGGAGAAACCTTCACTTATTCAAGGTATATTTTAGGTTCTGAAAGACCAGCCTATTTTGAAGGCTCTGGCGGTCTTGACGATATTTATCACGGTTAAATCTAAAGCCCGGTTAATAGCCGGGCAGTTTTATAAACAGGAGACAAGAAATGCTTGATACATATATTTCAATATTCAAAACGGTTAAACTGACAAAAGTACCGTATAACAGAAAAATCGGTTTTGTCCTCGACAGAATAAGGGAAGGAAGCGAGACCACTCAGGAAACAATTAAAAGGATTCGGAAACTCGCTGCCGACCCTGAAAAAACTAAACAGACGAAAGCACAAAAGTTGCTTTTGCCGAATTATACATTTTCGGGGACTTTCCTTGAAAGGAGTTACGAGGACGGCAAAGAAAGCAATCTAACTTGTTACTCTGGAATTGTACTTTTGGACTTCGATAAAGTTTCCGATATGGACAAAGTCAAAAAGGATATTTGTAACGACCCTTACACGGCGGTATGCTTTAAGTCCGTTTCAGGTCTTGGGTATAAAGTACTCGTTCAAACGAACAACACGGATCATAAGCTCCACATGAACTATGTTGAAGAGTTGATAAGTTATTATTCAAAATATGCGCCTCTCGACGAATCAGGCAGCAGGATTGCTCAGGGAACTTATGAATCTTTTGACCCCGAAATTTATGTAAACCCGACAGCCGAAATATGGACAGTTAAAGCGGAGCAGCGAAATACTTACTACACAGGTAAAGCGGAGTTTAACGAATCCAAACCGTTTACTCTCGTTATTACCGATGAGTATGCACTTTTTAAGGCGGCGGTGGATTTCCGTAATAAGTATGATTCATTCAGGAAGGGCAATCGGAACAATTATATTTATCACCTCGGGGTGACTTGTCTAAAATACGGAATATCAAAATCGTATGCGATTCAGGCAGCCATAAGCGAGTTCACCGAAAGGGATTTTCACTCAGACGATATTGCAAGCGCAATAAATAGCGCCTACAAAAGGGACTGGCTGAAAGGAACTTTTCAGGTGAGAGATAAGGCAAAATATGATATTATCCGACAGGCGAAGAAAGAGGAAAAACCGAAAAGTGAGATTATCAAACTTGTTAAAATCGAAAGTGAAAAAGATAATAAGCCCTTAGACGATGAGCAGATTATTCAGGCGATTCAGGAAGTCGAAAGTGAAACGGAGGGAGTTTACCAAACCTTTTGGGATACATTCCAGAAAGACCCTGACAAACCCGAGAGCCCGTTTATCGTAAAGTTTAATTATACCAAATGGTTCCAATGGAATAAAAAACAGGGCGTTTATCTTTATTATCCGGCTGGTGACCGTTCGGGCGATTATATGTTTATTAAGGTGCAAAATAACATTGTTACACCCCTTGAAAAGACTTATTTCCCGAGGGTTATTAAGGATCACCTTGAGACCCTGCCCCAACAGGTGGATAATGTTTCAAGAGATACTTTGCTTAATACTTTCGCCCGTGATATTGATTCAATTACTTCAAAACGAAAATTGGAAATGCTCGCCGAAGCTCCCCTCACTTTTATTCAGGACACCAAAGACGAAATGCACTTCTATTTTAAGGATGTTATCCTCAAAGTTACAGCCGATGATCTGGAGATAATCAGTTACGGACAAATTACGGGTTCATGCGTTTGGGATAAAAAGCGGGTTAAGCAACCGTTACTCGATTTACGGGACGAAAAACGAAGCCTCGAAACATTCCTGAAAATGGGTAAAAAAGGGTTCGATTTCGGCGACTGGATTTATGAAACCTGCGACAGGGATATGGATGCCGCCAAAAGCCTCTGCGCCGTTCTTGGTTACCTTATGCACGGATTTAAGGACACGAGTAACCCTCGGGCGGTTGTTTTCCTTGAGAGGCCTTTAGCGGGCAATCCTGAAGGCGGTACGGGCAAAGGCATACTTATTCAGGCATTGCAGCAGATGCGAAATGTTATCCGAGAGAACGGTAAAATTGCAAACCCGAGAGACAAGTTCTGGGCACAGTCAATAAAACTCGATACGGACATTTTTTGTCTTGAGGATGTACAGCATAATTTCAATTTTGAGGATATTTTCAGTGTGGTAACGGACGGGATCACAGTTGAGGACAAGTATAAATCGAAGTTCTATATTCCGTATGAACGAAGCCCGAAAATAGCGATTACAACTAATTACCCTCTTCGGGGAAGCGGTTCATCACACGAACGGCGAAAATATGAAATTGAACTTACACACTCATTCAAGGAGAAACACGGCGACCCGATTTCATATTACGGACGGCGGTTTTTCTCAGCAGATTGGGACGATGCCGACTGGCAGTTATTCTATTATTTCATGTTTGAATGTGCTCGTTATTACCTCACCACGAAAGGGAATATTAATATCGTTCCGTCTGATTCTCTTATGTTGAGTAAGTTTCTCGGGGCTACGATGCACGAATGGACGGTATATGCCGCCGAGAATATAATACCGGGTAACTTCTATGTGAAGGGCGAAGTCCACGAGGATTTCATAAAACGGCTAAAGGAAAGAGGTATGACCAACACCCGGATTAGTGTTCAAAAGGTGACTAAATATGTCAAGGAATATGCGAAATATTTAGGGTGCGAGATCATTGAAGAGACCAGAAAACAGCGTGGATTCAGGTTGGAACACCCCGACGGGATAAAACATACAGAACAAAAGTTATACCTTTTGAAGTCGGAATCAGGTTTGAAAACAGACGATATTGAGGAACTTGGTACGGGAAATTACTCGGATTCTTACTCCGGTGGAAAATCAAAAAACAGCGACGGGCTCCCGTTTTAAACATGAATATGCCAAACTTTGTATTTTTGTATCAAGTTGTCACAAACTTTGTAAGCCGTAAGTTATTGTTATATATAGTACTTAACATCAAATTACAAAGTTTACAACTTTTTCCCAACAGTTTCTATGTGAGAGATTTTAACAAATTTTATTTTATAAATGTAAAGTATATTGATATTTTTTTATATATAAAGGAAGGAAAAAGTTGTAATTTTTGTAATTTTGTCGTAACTCCTTTATTTATATAGGGTTATGGCTGACAAAGTTGATTACAACTTGTTACAAAGTTACAAAGTTGTAGAACAGGCGTTATTTAGGGAACTAATCAATATATTTCGAGAACAGAATCTAAAAATTATGAAAGGAACAAACTCAATGCCGGCAAATAAAGGATTTTTCAGTAAACGCAGAATCGATGCAAACCAAAAACAGATTGTGAAAGTATTGGAACAAGTCGGATGCTCGGTTCTCTCACTTGCAGACAAAGGGCACGGAACACCTGATTTACTCGTTGGATTCAGAGGACAGAATTTCCTTATCGAAGTAAAGAACGGAAACGGGAAACTTACCGAAGACCAGCAGAAATTCTTTAACCTCTGGAAAGGTCAAACAATGATTGTCAGGGACGCCGAAGACATCACAAATTTTTTTGCTCCAGGGTCTTAACTTGCTAAGTAAACCTTACTTGACTTGCATACTAAAAATTGTTATATTTGCATTAACAAACATAGGAAGTTATATAAATATGCAAATCAGCAGCCAGATAATTAAACAGGAACTTATCAAATGGAAAAACCTTAAATGGTTGCAATCCTCAAAACTCAAAGACCTAGGCGATAGAGGAATCGAGAAACTTAAAAACTCCCTGAAAGAAAACAACTTCGTCCAGCCTTTCAATGTCTGGCAGGATAGCAAAGGTACTATCTGGATTCTTGACGGTCACCACAGAGAAAAAGCGTTAAAACTATTGGAAGCAGAAGGCTACGAAATCCCCGACTTACTCCCCGCAAACTTTGTCGAATGCACCGACAAAAAAGCTGCCGCAAAAATGGTTCTCGTTTACAGTTCGATTTACGCAAAGATTACCAACGACGGTTTAGGTGAGTTCTTAGATGACTTTGATTTAGATTTATCGAATTTGGTTAATGAGATTGATTTGCCGGGGTTGGATTTGGCGGATGTGATGCTGGGTGGAGAAGAGGACGAATCAGAAAAGCAGTTTCACAGCGTCTTTGAAGTTTCAATCGAATGTGCAAACGAAACAGAGCAGAAACAAGTTTACAACAAAATTAAAGAGCAAGGTTACAAGTGCCGACTTTTGACATTGTAAGAAAATCAGAGTTTGACAGGACATTCCGAACCGAGACTATAATCTCGAAATTCGACTTATCTATTGAAAATGTTACCGAGACTTTCAACGGAAATATTGAACTCGATTTCGATTGGCAAATCGGTTTAATTGTCGGCAACAGCGGAACAGGGAAAAGCACGATAGCGAAAGAGCTATTTGCAGAGAATTACTTCAAAGGTTACGAGTACAAAGAAAAGTCAGTCATTGACGATTTTGATAAGTCAATTTCAATAACCGAAATTCTCAAAGTCTTTAATTCTGTCGGATTCAATACAGTATGGAGTTACTTAAAACCGTATGAAGTTCTCAGCAACGGCGAAAAAATGAGAGTGGATTTAGCAAGAGCGATATTAGACAAAAAAGATGTTATTGTCTTTGATGAATTTACGAGCGTCGTTGATAGAACCGTCGCTCAGATAGGCTCGGCAGCAGTCGCAAAAGCGATAAGAAAGACAGATAAGAAGTTCATTGCAGTTACCTGTCATAACGATGTTTACGAGTGGCTCGAACCCGATTGGGTGTTTAACACAAACGAAATGAAGTTCACTAAAACACGGGGGTTAGTTCGGCGACCTCAAATCAATCTCGAAATTCACAAAGTTAAAGGATTCTGGCACTTGTTTCAAAAGTATCATTATTTGAACCACGAGATAAACAATGCAGGAATCGAGTATGTCGGATTTTACAAAGATGAACCGATAGCATTTCAAAGCATTTTACATTTTCCACACCAAAGAGTAAAGAACTTCAAAAAAAGCCATAGACTCGTTGTTATGCCTGAATATCAAGGAATCGGAATCGGTTCAAGATTCCAAAGAGCAATAGCAGACGAATATTTGGAGAACGGTTACAGATTTATTGAAACTACCACGACACCCGCTCTTATCGAATCGAGAAGAAATTCACGAAGTTGGACATTAACAGGAGCGTATTTTAATCGTTCCACTACGAAAAAGGGAAAAATGTTTAACAGACCCGTAAATAAGCGTCTTTGCACCTCTTGGGAATATGTAGGTAGTAACAATGCCTGAAATACTACAAATAAGAAAAAAAGCAGGGCGCCCGAGAAAGGAAATAGACTTCAAAATCTTTGAAGGTCTTTGCTTTATTCAGTGCACGAAGTCCGAAATTTGCTCAGCTTTAGGGATGGATAACAACACTCTCGACAGGCGGTTAGAAGAGCATTATAAGGACGATTTTTCCAACATATATAAAAAGTACTCCGAAAATGGAAAAATATCCCTGCGCAGAATCTTGCACAACCACGCAAAAAAGAACCCCGCCACAGCCATATTTTTAAGTAAGAATTTACTCGGTTACAAAGATCAGCCCGAGGTAACTTCCGGTCAGGTGGACGGCATTATTTTAATCGACCCTGACGAACCGAAAAAGGAAAACAATAAGGAGAAAGAATAGAGATGGAAAGAGCAACGGTTATAAAAGCCCGCAGAACAGAGCTTCAAAAGTACCCTATTTATGTGCTAAAAGAATATGCCAAAAGGATTGGATGTATTGTTCTCGGTTCAAAAAACATTGTGAACACAATTATAAACCGTGAAATTAAGATTGCAAGAGATAAGCACGAAGCGGATAAAAGACGACCTTATTCAGAGACGAAAACAGATAGTCATTATTTGAGGTAGGGTAACCCGTGAACCAAACAACGATAAACCATCTGTTTAAGAAGGGTGATAAAGTAAGGCTGAAGGACGGGGCTACAACCATCCATTTTATAGTTATAGCAATAGAGTTTTACAACCCTTACAACGAAGACGGCTTTAAAAATATGTACCGAATTAAGAACCCCGAAAACGGGTTTATAGCCTGGGTTTCCGAAGATAGGATAACTCTGATAACAGAGGGGAATGATAATAATGTCCTCAAGTAAAATTGAAAAGATTGACAATGTTGGAATTAAATGCAACAGTGAAAGAAAATACCGTCGTTACCTTAAAAAAGCCTTACACAGACGGGAAAGACACTTAGCGAACAGGAATCCCGAACAACAGCCACAATACAAAAAATTTAACGGATGGTCACATTGAAAACAATAAACACTAAACCCGAAATTCTCATAATCGATAACCGTTTTATGGTGAACGACATCGCCTATTATGATGAAACAGACGGCAGGCAGGGAATGACAGGGATAAGAACTGTCAAACTGTTCATTTCAAGATCAGCAAGAGACACCGATATTTTACTTCGCAGTTATTCCGGATGGGATGTATGGGTAACGATAAGACCTGATGAGGAACTTAACGGAGTAACATTCAAAGATGACAGGGAGAAATTTATCAATCGCCTTTACTTGATTATGTGTTCTTACCTGACCCGTGACAAAAAACTAATTGTCGTTGTGACTAAAGAAGGGCGCCTCGTCTTAAACGGGGATTATCTCTTTGAAATGGATGTAAAATTTAGCTAAGCCTATGAAACCAAAAGCCAAATTCCGCAAGGGAGACTATGTCACAAACCTGTTCGATGTCGGGTTTATTGTGGGGAAAGAGCATAAACGCAGGACGGGGGCATTCTCTCTTTCAGGCTGGTGGTATGAAGTGGACACGGACGAAGATCAAACGATTTGGATGTACGAACCCGACATGGTGAAGATTGAACCCGATAATGAAATGATTGAAGAATGGGTAAGAGATATTCAAAACTGCGGGATATAATTGGCTAAACTGAAAGGGATTAAATACCGCCCGCTTAACTACCTGAAAACATTCCATGACGACAGGTACAAACACACGAACAGGGCAATAATAACAGGTTACGGCGGCGGTAAGACCTATGCAGTCTGCATGGAGAACATACTTGTAAGCGCAATTAACAGGGGTGTGCCAAATATTATCATAGAACCGACCTTCCAAATGGTGAAGGATATTCTTGAACCGACCTTAATTAATATTCTTGACGAAAACGGGGTAAAATACAGTTACAACAAATCAGATAAGAACTTCTATTTACCTGAGTGGGATGGTTTAATTTGGTTACGAAGTGGTGACAAACCCGAAAAGCTCAAGGGAATGAATGCGGGGATAGTCACGATTGACGAACCGTTTATTCAGGACATGGACACTTATAAAGTTGCAATTTCCCGAAGCAGACACCCTAAAGCAAAGGTGAAGGGTATTATCCTGTCAGGGACACCCGAAACACTTAACTGGGGCTATGACCTTATAAATGATGACAGGGAGCATTTCAAGGTTTACCGAGGCACGACCTACGACAATTTTCATATCGAGAAAAGTTACATTGACAGACTAAAGGCGAGTTACGGCGATAAGGAAATACAAGCCTACATCTACGGGCAATTTGTCGATATGACTTCGGGTCAGTGTTACTATAGTTTCTCGAATGAAAATATAATCCCGAACTATACGCCTTACTTCGCAAAGGGGATTGAGGTTAGTTGCGACTTCAATATTAGTTTGATGTCTTGGCACATAGGACAGGAGCTCAACGGAGTGGACTATACCTTTGACTTTGTCGAAATGACAGGCACAGCAAAGACCGAGGTAATGTGCTCTCTGCTGAAAACTAAACTAAATGAATATAGCCACACGGGAGAGATAACATTTTACGCCGACATTGCAGGAAGTGCAAACCGACCAGAGGCAGCATATACGAACATTGAGATAATCAGGCAGCATTTCCCTAACAGCAAGATTGAAACCCGTCACATTTTGAACATAGGTGACAGAATAGCGGCGACAAATGCAAGATTAAGGGATTCAAACGGGACTATGAAAGCATTCGTCACTGAAAAATGCAAACGACTGATTAACGATTACCGCAGGGTAAATTGGGATCATTTTTTTAAGAAAGGCACGGCGGGCGACCTGACTCATACCTCGGACGGGGAGAGTTATAAATTTTATGCCAAATATCCGTTATTGGGTAAATTGGAATATACACGCAGAAACATAAGGTAATTTACAATGCAAGAAATAACCCAAAATGTGATGAACAGCCTGATTATGGCATTCGCAAAGATGGAATTTGAAAGCGAAAGTGCACGGATAAAACAATACAAGGATTTCACTGCTCTGTATGATCAGGATTATGATGAGATCGTAAAAATCCTTTACAACTTCTATCTTGAGAAACCCTTTTCAGCCGATACCCTCGACAGGATGCCAATTCATTACGATGACATTATCGAAAAGGTAATCAGCAGAAAAACAGCAGGGTTAATCTCGAAACAACCCTCAATCGAGTTGGTGAAAGAATCCGAAGCCGAGACTAAAGAAATGTTTGAACTCGACAATTTCCTTGAGGAAACGAACTTCTTTGAAGTCATTCAGGATGCCTTGCAAAAAGTTGAGTATTATAACACCGTTATTCTGCAGCCTGTTTATCGTGAGGATAGAATCCAGATTGATGTCCTTACTCCCGATGAATGTATCGTCAAAACAGCAAAAGACTATTTGCGAATCAAAGAAATTTCTGTCGCAAGAACCGACGAAAATGGCGAAATATATGCAAGCTATTGGGACAAAAATAGCCACTACATAATCAGGACAGACGGCGAAGCTGAGGCTCCTGAAGATAACCCGAACTTAATTAATCCTTACGGGTTACTTCCTTTCGTGGTATTCCGGAGACGGACAGGAAAAGACTTTTGGGGCGAGCCTAATTGGGGACTTTACCACGAACAGTTATCTTATTTGATGAGCAAGAACGACACCCTTCTCGGAGAGTATTACCAAAAATTCCCGTTGCTCTTCGGAGTGAATTACGAACTCGGGAACAAGGTCACCTTTTCGCCTGGTGAGTATGTCAATGTCAACAATGTCGGGAATAACATTCAATCGCCTCCCAACATTCAAACCCTGAATTACGGGACGGATTGGGCAAATATTCGGGAGAATGCAAAAGCACGGTTGCAGCAGTTTTATATTAATCAGGGACTTCCAGCAAGCTCTTTCAGCAGCGATAAGCAAAGCCTTTCAGGTGATGCAAAAGAAATGGATGAGAAAGAACTTGAGGAATCACGGGACAGGAAACGGGCTTCAATCCTGAAAATGATTAAAGAACTGCTTAACATTACCCGTGTTGTTTGGAACTACCATAAAGAAGGCGAAGACCTGCCCGAGAACGGTTACAAGTTCAAGGTTCAATTAAACGACCAGAATATAACGAAGTCACCCGCCGACATAAAAGCAGAAAGAGAAATGCAAAAGGCTTATGGCATTGCAGACGAAATAGACTTCATTATGCAAGACCTCGAATTAACCGAAGAGGAAGCAATCGAACACTTCAAAAAGCGTAAAGAACGAATGAACCTGATTACGGCGGGCACGACACAACCCGTGAAGAAATTCAAGAGCATTCTTGATTTTGTGAATGAAACACCCGATAACGAACAAAATGAGACGGCTATTCAATAATGCCTTTTGACCCGAATATTCGTTTAGATCAGTTTTACAAAGAGATCGAGACTCTCGAAAAGGAGTTCATTTCGTTCGTTAAGAAACTGTCAGGTAAGACACCGAGCAAGGTGGAATTAACAACATTCTTAACGCAATTTGATTTCTTCAATGTCCTTTCGGAACAGGGTTACACGGGAAAGGTGCAACAGTTTGTAAGTGATTGGGATTCGCAAATATTACGCTTACTCAACCTCGCAGATGTCCGAGGCGCCGAGATGGTTGCACGGGTAAACATTGCAGACTTGCAAACCCTGAAAGACCTTGAACTCGGGCGGTTACTTCGCAGAGGACAGGATTACGCTGGTGAAGTAAGGGGCGAACTGTTAAAGCAACTCTTAACGGGTGCAGATATGGAGACAATCCGAAACAGAGTTTTACCCGCAATTCAATCCGAAATGAAGTTCTACCCGTCTTGGTTTAACGCAATGCTTAACACTTCATATTCTGAATATATGTCCACAGGATTGCAGAAACTGACAGAGGATATTCCGGGGGTTCGATATGTCTTACAGGGGCCGAACGACCCGCACACCCGCAAACAATGTAAGCACGCTTTACAGATAATGAAAAACAATCCCGAAGGCTTCACACTTCAGGAAATTAAAGACGGGGCGCTCGGGACTTACAAAACGAAAGACGGTATTGTTATTTACGGATTCAAGAACCGAGGCGGGTATAATTGCAGACACTGGCTTGAGGTTGTTTCTGAAAGCATAACAGGGGGTTTGGTAACACTCGGATGAACATAAACCTAAATATCAATTTTGACAGAATCCTGAAATTCTCTAAAGCTCTTTGGGTTAAAGTAGGCAGCGAAGTAATATCCCTAATCCGTGAAGATGCTAAAATGGGGATATTCCAGACTGATGACCCCGTGAAAACGACTTACTCAAAAGAGTATGCCGAATTAAAGGCTAATGACTTTCGTACCAAACCCGCAAACGGAAAGGGTAAAGGCGAAAGAATAAAGCAGTATCGGGGCGTTTCGATTGCCTCAACAAACACCTCTTTCGTAGATATGACAGCCAGCGGACAAACATTGCGGGGATTGCATATAATTGCCACGACCGACAAAGGAGTGACCCTTTCGTATCAGGCGAAAGACATTGATAAGATTGTGAAGAATCAGGAGCCTCGGTTAAACAGGCGGTTAGTTGGATTACGGAAACGGAATAAAAATCATATAACCAAAATGATAGAAGATGAGATCGACAGGGCTATAAAATCAAATTTTGTCGGCAAAACCACAATTAACATAAATATGTAAGGAAAAGCAGAATGCCAATAGAAGAAAAAACGGCGGATGTCGTGACCCCTGAAGCGGATGCAACAGCGGAACAAAATCAACAGGCAGCGGGATTACCCGAAGATGTCCAAAAGAAACTCGAATATTTTGAACGGGAACTCAAAGAGGTAATTAAGCAACGGGATGAACTGAAAAGGAAAACCAAAGAAAACGAGGATGCCAAAGAAAAGGAGAAACTCGAAGCCCTCCAAAAAGCGGGAAAGTATGAAGAACTTAATCAAGAACTATTGCGAAAACAGGCTGAAATGGAAGCCGAACGGGCGGAGCTCTTGACAGTAAGGGAAAAATTTAGTATATTTGAACAGCAAGTTAAGCAAGACTTGCTTAACAAGTTGCCCGAAGCAAAACGGAAGTTTGTCGCAGGGTTTACAATAGAGGATTTAAAGGAGTTTGTTGCTTTGGAAGAGGCGCAAAATCCAAAGGTCGGCACAGCGGATGCAGGCAGACCGGGGAAAGGGACTATCGATATAAGCAAGATCACAGCAGACTCTTACAGCGGTCTGACGCCCGAACAACGAGAGGAACTTGCACAGCGATACCCGCAAAAATACAAAGAAATTTATTTACAACATTCCAAAAGGATTAAACGATAATGGCAGTAACACAATTAGCCAATGTCAATTTTGCAAGTGCCCAATTCAAGGAAGCGCTCGCAGCCACCTTCACTGACAAACTCAGGATTTACAATGACCTTCTTCGTCCGCTCCCTGATTCTGTCGTAAGCTCTAACGATAAGGGGTATTATGTCTCATTGCCCGCTTATAACGCTCTAACTGACAGTTTTTCACAGATTACCGCCGGCGGAACACTTACACCCGTCGCAATGTCACAGAGGCTCGAAAGAGCAGCCTGGCTCTCAAGGGAGTTTGCAGTAAGTTCCGAGCAAATGGTAGCAATCGTTGCCGGTACTGACCCGATAGCCGAGGCAGCTAATCAGTTCGGTACACTCATTGCGAAAGAAGTTCAGTCAGCAGCGATTTCAGCCCTCACGGGTATTTTCGCAACGGCACTTCTTTCAACTCATGTCCTTGACGACACCGGCAATATTGTATCAGCCGAAAAACTCCTCGCAGCAAAGCTGAAAATAGGTGATGCGATGGACATGCTCGGTGTAATGATCTGTAACTCCAAAGTTTATGGCGACATGATCACTAAATCAATTGCGATTCAGTCAGGCGCCTCAACAGAATCTTACTCCAGTGGTGAAGTTGGTAGGGCTCTCGGTATGGCAGTAATGGCAGAGGATGCTCTCACTTTGGCAGGCGGTATTTACAAAACTTACCTTGCAGCCCCGGGGGCAGTAGGCTTCAAATTCAGGAATAGACCACAGCAGGCTCTCAACTCCGCAAACATTGTAAATGTTGCAACTGATAACGGAGTAATTGCCGAGTTTGAAAGTTCAAGACAGCATCTTACCGGTGGCGGTACTGATACGGTTTCGTGCCGTATTTCATTCCTTGTCCACCCGCTCGGAATGCAGTTCGCTGAATCCGTGAACCCGACAAATGCAAGCCTTGCGACCGGTTCAAATTGGACAAAGGTAGTGACCGACGACAAACTCATTAAGATGGTTCAGTACCTCTCAGCTTAGTAAGACAAGGGTAAAACAAACACAGGGGACAAGCCTCTTCACAATGCTCAAATTGTCCCCTATTGTCTAACAAAAACAAAGGTTTTAACACAATGAAAAAAATATTTTTATTCCTCACACTCTTTGCGGGACTTGCACTCGCTCAGGTAAACGACCGAACCGAGTACCGACTTGTTTTCTCGGATTCGATTTCAAACTCACAGGCAAAGACAATCTATGTCGATTTGACCAACATGGAGAGTTACGATTCCGTCGGGATTGCGGTTGCACAATACGGAGCCGTGAGTGTTGATTCGGTTGTAACATATGCACTCGGTTTCAGAAAAGATATTCCTAAAGGTAATTTTGGTTCTGTCCTCGCAAGCGTTTTTGGTTCGGGTACGAATCTTGTATTATCAGCGGATCAAACGACCACCGGCACAAATGCAGCTTATGGAGTTGTAACTACCCGATTGTCAAAAGCGACCGTTATTCCGTACCAAACTCTAAGGCTCACAGTCACAGCATTGTCCTCGGGCAACACGGCAAGTCAGACGGCTCAGCGACTTGCGGTTTATGTCATCTTCTATCGTTAGTCATTCATAGTATTCCCAATGAGGCGGGCAACGGCAAAATGAGACCGACCCGCCAAACTTTTCAAAATACGAGAAAATAATGGCACAGGAAAAGAAAACAGCAGAGACATCTTACAACTACAAAATAAGCCCGAAAACGGACGAATATGGTTATGATGCCATAATTGACGGGCAAAGGATTATTGTTTATCCGACTTACCAAACCGAGATTAAGACCTCGAAAGGGCAAACTCTCCCCGGCGAAATAATCAAGTCAAAGACCGTAATTGAAGACCTGAAAACAGGTGAGAAAACGGAATGTTATGGCGGTTTCAAGGAACTCACACCAAAACAGGTATATGAACTCACTTGCGCAGGAATAATAATTCTTTCTTCAAGGCGCAAAGAACACTCCGAAATTATTCAGAAATATCTTAAAGCAAATGTGACTAACATAAATCCAGAGGATTACTAATGTTTGTTACGGGTCTGACTTACCACAATATTATCGACCGTGAACCCGCAATAGCAGACTATATTCCTGATTATGTGACCACACTTCAAACACGGATAGACGAAGCAAAAGCGGTAATCGATAACCGTTTACGGTCAATGGGTTACGACCTGAATTTGATAGGTAAAAAGACAGACCTTTGGGATTGGGATAATGAAGCGGGTGCAAGTCTCACAAAAGCAATTACGACACCCGATTCAACACAGAATTTACTTGTTATTTGCGCAGCAGAAAACGAAACGGTAAACATAGCGATAACAGGCTCAGCAGGGCAGACGATATTCTCGGAAAGTTCTGTTCCCCTTTCAGGCACGGCAATAGCAAGATTATTACCGTATATAGACGGGACAAGCGTAACTGTCGTTTTAAGTCTCTCAACAGGCTCATTCACAGCCTCGACCGTTAAAGCATACCTGACAGACCCCGCAATATATTTCTTGCATTTATACAAATCTTTACAACTGATTTACGGGTCTATGCGCTCGGCTCCGGGTGACTTGTTTGAAATGCAAATGAACTATTATTCAGACCTTTACGAGAATGAGTTCAATAGCCTTGTGACTTACTATGATCGTAACGGTAACGGGGTAATCGAACAGGGCGAAATGCAACACCTGAAACGGACAAGGATATTGCGGTAATGGCAAACTGGACTACCGAGCGGACTTCTTTAGCGGCAGCACTTACAGCGACCTTCAAAAAGACGGGCACGGGTGCATATCAGTATGTTGAAGTTGATAAAGATATAAGCGACACCACGAATATTCCGATAGGTCAAAAGAAACGATATTACAGAATCGAGTTAATCAGCGCCGAAATAAACGACCTGACAAGCGGTAAAGTTCTCGGGCGCTTCATTGCGGAAATTACACTTTATTTTATCTCGGCAAAGTTCGATTATGAAGAATATAAGTCGGAATGTCTTGCTCATATAAATTCACTTTTGAACACCTACAATTACAATTTTCTTGATATGGAATTTACACAAATTTCCGACCGACAAGCACAAATGAAATTCAGGCTCGAAGTCGGGTTAAGCTCTTAATATAATTTAAGGAAAAACGAAAATGGCTGATTATTTAGCACGAAAAACACAATTCGGATTAAGTTTCAAAACAGACTGGGGAGCAAACGGTGATATAGGCGGGACGATAACAGCGACCCCGAGTTATACTCTCTTAGCAGAACCGAGCGGGCTTAAATCGACACCCGCAATAACCAGGGAGGAGATGCAACTCACAAGTTCGGCGGGATTAGTTGCAGAAAAGGAAAGGTCTTTCACCGATTCGACAAGCGGGATTCACAGACTTGGTTTTACGGCTCCGGCGTTCAGGGATTCACTTCCTTTGTTCCTGTTCCTCTCCCTGTTTAAGGTTACGGAAACCGACTTAACAACACCGAACCCTGATAATTACCAGCATGTTTTTGTTCCTTTTGCGGACACAGGGATTCCCGACTTCACCACACCTTACAAACCCTCGGATTCAGCGCCTCAGGTAAATCCGCCTCTTTGTTCCTTGTTCGTAGATTGGCTTACCGGCAGCACACAGGGAATGCAGTATTTGAACGATTGCATATTGAACAGTCTGAATCTTACTCTCAATGTCAACAATCAGGGGATAGCTCGATTCTTGAATATTTCGGGTGAATTTGTTGCCGGTTCAATAACAGAGAATGCAAATAGTGGAGATTCGACTTTCCCAGCCGCACACTCACTCACTACTTTCAATAATGCGACGGCGTTCACTTTCTCCCTTGCCGGAACAGTAAGTTATTCAGGTTGTTTCAAAACTTGGGGTCTTTCGATAAACAATAATGTTACTTCCGATTGTAGAACTACAGGCGGGCGGGTAAACAATTACAGAATCTCCCCCGAGTATATGGTGGACTTTACAATACCTTGTAACGATACAACGGATATACTGGTGAGTGGACTTCTGGCAGGAACGGAGCAGACGATTACCCTTTCGACCGGCACGACCCAAACCCTCGGCTACCTGAATATTGTCGCAAAAGGTGCATTGACAGGCAACCTTGAAAGAGTGATTGAAAATAATGTATGGGTTTACAAAGGACAGTTGAAATGCGAAAAGTCAAGCGGGGGTAACTCCCTTGCAGTTACGACCTGTTCACTCACTCACTTAATTCAGGGTGCTTAATGGAATTATTCTTGAGGGATAATGATCTGTCAGATTGGATCGAGCTCGAGGGAGGGGTAAGCCTGAAAATAGCCTACCCCTCATACGAACAAGACCTAATCCTCTCAGCAAACTTTATAGACGCAATCGGGAAAGAAGATAATTCACAGCAACTTATCTCCTATTATGCGAACCTCGTAAAGTTTTGTGTAAAGGACTGGAAAGGGATAATAAACACCCGAACAAAAGAAGAGATAAAATGCGAAGTCGTTAAAGATGAACTTTCGCCGACTCTGATGCGGGTACTGATTGCCGACCCTCTGTTGATTGCTTACTGGGGCGGTGAGATAAAGAAACAAATTGATTTCAACGAAACCGATAAAAAAAAATTGTAATTGCAGGGTATCTCTATTTTTCGGGCACGATAACAGGTGAACGGAAAGAATATCCTATCAGGATATTTGACAGCGGGACAGGGCAGGAAACGGAACTAAAGAATCACGATGAATTTATTAACTGGTTTTTTGACGAGTTCCATAAGCAGAAAGAACATTTTGAAGCGAGCACAAACGGAAAGGAAAAATACACACTTGAAACAGCATTCAATAGATTCGGTTTTGATGACCCGCTTAATCCTGTCGGTACTTCGCAGTTTTTCGACTTCCGCACAAAAAACCTTATTGACCTTTACGAATTTTACAAGTTCCAACCCGCAGATTTTTCCAAAATACGAATTTGGAGAGAGGCAGTAATAATGCTTAGACGATTAGAACCGAAAGGGGGGCTCTTTGGCTGATGTCCGTGACATAACAATGAATGTGACTGCCAACACTCGGCAGGCAGAGGAATCCCTTGCACGGTTAAAAGGAGCCACAGAGCAGGCGGGACAGGCGATGGATAAGAAAAAGACCTCGACCGTCAACGCAGGCGGAGCGGTGATTTCCTTTGGCAGGATTATTCAAGATGCGCCTTTCGGTATTATCGGTGTTGCAAACAATATTACGACGCTTTCAGAGCAGTTTGTCGCTTTGAAACAGCAGGCAGGCGGTACACAGGCAGCACTTCAGGCGATGCTTTCGGGAGTTATGGGACCAATGGGCTTCACTCTGGCAATTTCCGCAATTACAACGGCTCTGCAATATTGGGCTCTGCAATCGAACAAGACAAAAAAGGCAGTCGATGCACTTGCTGACAGCGTTAAAAAGATTGTCCAATTCAAAAGCCCTTTTGAGAATTTCGTCCTCACATTCGACACTAAAAACATTGATAAAGCAATTAGCCTTATTCAGGGGAAACTTTCAGACTATAGCTATAAAGTTTCTTCATTGACGGGCTCGCCGAGTGAAGTGGACAGACAAGACCCCGACAAATTAGCTAAACGGGCAGCAGATATGTTTTCCACTCAGAAAGAATATCTGCCTAAAATCGAAGTGCTTAAAAAGACTTTGGAATATCTCCAAACAATCAAAAAGGAAGTTGATTCAGAGGCAAAAGTATTTGAAACTCTTAACGGTCTTTTGAACTCAAACCTAAAAGACGAAGTCGATAAGCCTTTCAAGACGCAAAAAGTCGATACTGATTCAGGGGAGAAGATAAAGGAAAGAAAAGAGAAAGTAAAGGAAATACAATCTTTCTATGAAACCCTGAAAGATGAAATTGTTACTTCACTTGAAATAGACGATTTACTCGGTAAGAAAACAAGTGCAAGCGTTTATGAAAACTATCTGAAAATAATAGGCGAAGAAATTTCCAGCGGGAAAGTCAGCCAGAAAGAACTTTTGGAATGGTTACGGCTCCGCAAAGAAGTGCAAAAGGCGATGGATGAGGATTTTGCCCGTGAAAGAACAAAAGGCTTTGACTTCATGCTCGGCTTCGATTACGACACAATGAAAGGTATTAATAAACTCGGGTCACAGGCAGAGAAGCAGGCAGCACGGGACGCAAAAGAAGCAGCCAAAGAGAAACTGAAAGCAGAAAAAGAGGCTGCCAAAAAGCAATTTGAGACCTACAAAAATTATTTTATCGACCCGTTTACCGATGCTTTCAAGGGCGAATTTTCAAAGGCTTGGCAGTCGATATTCGGGGAGGCTAATAGTTTACTCGAAAAGTTTATTCAGTCGCTTGGTGAGAAGTTATTCAATGCAGGAATCGAAAAGGCAGCATACGGATTAATGGATTTAATTTTTCCGGGCTCTGGTGCTCTCGGTGGTGCAATCTCGGGCGGTGGCGCAGACAGCAGAACCGTGAACCAAATAATCATTGACGGCGAACTCATTGCAACACAAAAGCAAGCAAACAGGATTAAAGCACAGTTAGACCGACAGGCAGCGCTTAGATGATTTCGTTCAACATGACAGCCGGCAATGACAATGCGATAATTTGGGTAATCGAACTCGAATTAAGCACGGGCAATCTTTACTTTTGCTCAGGATTCAACACCGAATCAGTTTCGCTTGATACGGGGTCAGAGATGCGAGTATACGCAAACAAATTGCAACGGAACAGCCTCTCACTTTATTCGCAATCCATACCCGCAGAATCGGCGGGCGGAATCGGTTCTCGAAACGGTTTTCAATTTGTCATTGCAGCTTTTGGTGGGTATGATCAGAATGATTTTTATCCTGCAACTTCAGGGGCTACGGTAATTATACAGCCCTGCCGCCTCGGGTGGATTTGGGCAGGGGCTACGCTTACAAGTCAAATAACATGGCTCATTGAAGGTGAAGTCGAAAACTTCGAGGCACACACCGACGGGCTTTATTTTGATGTAACGGAGAGTAATGTTTTGGAGTTCCTTATGCTACCGCCCTACAAAGTGCAAAAGGATTTCGACGATAATTTCACTTACTTCACAAAAGCACCCGAGGAAGTTTATGGCTTACCGATTCCGATTGTTTACGGGTCTTTTGACAGCCTTGATGCAGGACGGGGGAAGTATCGACTTGCACCCGCAATAATTGTAAATGAAGAGACACAGACATTTTTAGCGACCTGCCACAAATGTGATCACACTTATTACGATACTGAAACAGCCTACGCAGTTTTTCGGTATCTCGAAGGGTCTGAATCATATATCAGGCTTGCACCTGCCACGGGGAGTGGTGGAAACGGCTTTAACGGACATTACATTAATTTAGTTCCTGCCTCGCCTCGTAGTGGAGTTTGGGTTAATGGTAATGTAACATTATGGAAAATGTTAAGCGGGGCGATAACCGATGTGACCAATATAAAATATTTGCAGGAGAAAAATTACAGTAATGATATACTCCTTGCTGATACCAAAAAACTCGGAGTTCAGTTTGTTGCTGATTTCGATAAGTCTTTCGGAATCCCCAACATTGCTCTTTCAGACATTGAGCTCGTAATTCTATGGAAAACAACCTCGGTTGGTGAAACCCGTTCCATTTCGATTAAATTCTACAATTACATTAAATCAGGCGGGTCAGGCTACACCACAGCGGTGGGAGCAGACACCCAAAACGACAATACAAGTTACAAATATACTTACTATCAAATAGGTAATGTAACGGACGGGAAAAGTGATACTAAGCTCCCCTGGAGCTGGGACGAACTTTTGGGATTGCAATGGGTTATCGAAAATACCTCGGGAGTTGCTCATGATTCGGGCGATGTTGCAATAAAAAATGTGTATCTGAAAGTAAATAACATTGTGGTTCTTTCGATTAGTCAGCCTTTGAAGAAATTAAGCGGAATGATAAAATTGAGGATTATGAAATGATATTCAAAGGATGGATTTCAGAGCCGATAAGGAAAAACAATATTGCATCTGATAAGTATGTTAATAATACCGCAATGTTTTTACGAGGGATGGAATTTGAAAGATGGATCGATTACACAAACGGGTCAGCACGCTCAAACGGCTACAATGAAGGTGACCTGATTGATA